CAGTTGGAAGTGTTGGTGTGCCAATAAATGTTGGTGAAGCAATATTCGCCTTTAGGTCAAGAGCGGTCTGTTGATCAGTGGAAATAGGCTTTGCAGTATCAGCCGTATTGTCGACATTTCCAAGACCAACCATTGTCTTGGTAACACCAGAAACACTTCCTGTAAAAGTTGGACTAGCCAAAGGTGCATAGGTGGTTCCAGCAGTTGAAGAATCAAGTTTGTTATTAATCTGTGTCTGGATTGCTGAAGTAACACCGTCAAGATAACCAATTTCTGTATCTGTTACGTTTGTAACTCGTGCTTGAATTACAGTCGTATCAACGGTGACAGTAGGTGTTGCACCTTCGCCAGAGTTGTTTGTAAGAGTTACGCCAGTACCAGCAACCAGACTCGCAACATATGATCCAGTTGTGTCGGTACCAAGCGTGATTGGCTGGTCAACCCAAGCAGTACCGTTGTACATTAGGAAATCTTTATTAGCAGCCGAAGTAATTGTTACATCACCAACATCATCTAGGTTATTGATAGTAGAAATAGATGAATTGATCCATTTGGTTCCATCAAACTTTAAAAATTGGCCTGTAGCACTTCCGGTGATAAGAACATCGCCCATATCTGTTGCTAAACTAGCTTTTCTATTTATCCATTTACTTCCGTTATAGAATAGTGCGTCTCCACTGCTTACAGAACCTATCATTACGTCACCAGATAAATTATCTAATCTACCAGTAATTACAACTGCAGTACTTTGGATTGCGCCATATACGGCAATTTGCATTTCGTTTAAAGCTGGTGTAGTGGTAAACTCTACGGTTACATAGTCTTCTGAGTAAGCGCCTAGTGAATCGGTAGTGCTCCACCTGGTTTGTATAACTTCGTTGGTTATTTTACTTCTTACGGTAACTACAACATCTGCTGTATTAAAGCCATGATAAATTGTAAAATCATTGGTCGAACCATTACCTCGAGTAACGGAAATTGTTGATCCCTGAGGTTGTTCAGGAAGAATGCTATTAACCCATTTTCCTAAACCACTATCCCACAAAAGGGTTTGCCCGTTTTGGACGTTGTTAGTAAGGACATCTGAAAGTTTAGCGGTATTAAAACCATTATTTATCCAAGCTGAACCATTGTATAGCAAAACATTATTTGTTGCAACATTTGAAAGAGTAACACCAGATAAGTCATCTAATGTTCTATTATTAATATAAGTTACTGCATTTGAATAGGCGGTGTTTCCAACACCATCAGCATAAGTACTTACGCTTGCTGCGGAGTTTGCTATATTGGAAACCATGTTTGTAGTATAAGAATCTGCCACTTTAATAACTGGTGTCATTCCTTCACCAGAATTATCAGTTATTGTTATACCAGTACCCGACACTAAGTTTGCTACATATTGACCTGTTGTATCAGTGCCAAGTTCTACAGAATTAGAAACAATTGTTGTTGTTATTATTACATTAGCGCTTCCGTCTATAAATACGTTACCAGTTACGTCACCATCTAAAGTAATTTTTCTTTGATTAGTCCAGACTAATGCGTTACTTGCTGTACCGGTTACGTTTCCAGTATGAACTCCATTGCTATTTCCAGTTAAATCACCAGTGACATTTCCAGTTACATTACCTACGACATTACCTACAACATTGCCAGTCACATTACCCGTGACTGCGCCTACTAAGGCAGCTGTTACTTGATTGAAAATAACGTTTGCGCTAGTGGCAATCGATTGAGGAATCGAGATAGTTGGGACTGAAGCTTCACCAGAATTGTTGGTAATTGTTATACCAGTACCCGCACTGAGATGATCTACATAATCACCAATTGTATCTGTAGATAAATTGATAGCATCGTTGATCCAAACAGATCCATTATATCTAAAGAAGTCACCATTAGCTGGAGCAGTTAATGTAACGTCTGTTAAATTATCTATTACCGCATTCAGTGTTATTGTTGGAGTAGCAGTTTCTCCAGAGTTATTAGCTAAAGAAATTCCCGTTCCAGCAACTAAAGAAGAAACATAATCGCCAGTTGTATCAGTACCTAAAGCTACAGAATTAGTAGCTACAGTTGCCGTGAGCGTTACACTAGCAGAACCATCTATTGATACACTACCTGTCAAATCTCCAGCTAAAGTGATCGTTCTAGCATTTGTCCATTTTGCAGATGAACCAATATATGCATTGGGTGATAATACTTCTGCCCCATTTATCTTAAGTACTTTTCCAGATGCAAGGTCTATGTTTTCAGAAGACGTCCACGAAGAAGTAGAATTTGACCAATTAAAAGTTTTATTAGTTGTTCCCTTAAGGGTAATCCCACCACCATCAGCTAATGTGTTTGTTGGCGATGCAACGTTGCCAAGTTCAATATTTTTATCTTCGACAGTAAGTACTTCGGTTTTGATAATAGTAGTATCACCATTAACAGTAAGGTCTCCGCTGATAACAACATTACCTGCGATTTGTATACTATCTTCTGTTGTAACTAAAGTATTTGATGCTTGTAGTAAATTTAGCGAAGAGCTTATCAGTGATCCATTACTATTTTTAAAAAAGAATACTCCAGAGATAGGATCTATCGCTATTTGATCTGAATTTATACTTGGTAAAGCCATTGCAAAACCTTTCCTGTTTTAATTAAAAGGTTCCACCATCAATATTAATACCATCAAATGTTGTTAAGTTGGTGATAGAACCGCCAGTGATAGAAATGGCACTTGCATCTTGAATTGCAATAGTTCCAAGTCCTAACGTAATTCTTCCTGTCGAAGCATCTGCGTCATCGACTAAGCTTCTACCAAAAGAGGTGAATGTTGCTAATGCTGCCGTTCCAGAACCCGTAAAATATGGAAGTCTATCTGTGGCGGATGTTAGTCCAGCTAATGCTGTAAGTTCACCATCGTAAGCTTGCACGTCTGTGCCAATTGCTAATCCAAGATTAGTTCTTGCTCCTGAAGCACTCGTTGCTCCAGTCCCTCCATAAGATATGCCTATAGTTGAACCATTCCAAGTACCTACAGTAATTGTGCCTAATGATGTTAAGCTAGAGGTAACAACACTGGATGCAAGCGTTGTGTTAGAAAGGACTTCTGAAGTTCCAATCTTGAATACTTTACCAGAGGCAAGGTCTAAATGCTCCGAAGAAGTCCAAGAATCTGTCCCGTCAACCCAGTTCAATGTCTTGTTTGTTGCGCCAAGAATTGTAATACCAGCACCATCAGCAGTTGTGTCTGTTGGTGATGCAGAGTTTGCAAGGACAATGTTTTTATCTTCTACAATAAGTGTTGCAGTGTTAAGTGTTGTCGTATTTCCATTAACAACCAAATCACCTGTAACGGTAAGGTTATTGGAAATTGTTACGTTTGATGGAAGGCTTAATGTTACTGCGCCAACTCCAGAATTAGAAACCGTGATCTCATTATTAGTACCGGTCAAACCAGTCACGAGATTTGTGCCTTTGTCACTAATCTGTGAAGCGGTTACTGAGATTTCAGTGTTGCCAGCAGCGGTCAAGCGACCCTTTGCATCAACTGTAAATGTAGCAACGGAGTTTGCAGCTCCATAAGAGCCAGCAGTTACAGCAGTACTGTCAAGGTTTGAAGAAGTTAAAGAAATTGTCGTATTGCCAGCTGCAGTTAGGCGACCTTGAGCATCAACTGTAAAAGTTCCAACAGTTCCTGCTCCGCCATAAGAGCCACCAGTTACCGTGGTGTTGTCAAGATTCAAGGTTATTGTATCAGTTGCACCAGCAATAGAGCTCAGTCCTGTACCACCAGCGATAGTTAAGGTATCGGTACCTGAAGTGATTGTTTGATTAGTTCCGGAGTCGCCTGAGACTGTGAATGATGTAGCAACGTTTGAAACAATATTGCTAATATTAGAAACTTGTTGGTCAACATAGAGTTTTGTTGACGCATGTGTGTTTGCTGTTGGCGTTGGAACAATTACTGTGCCAGTAAATGTTTTATTTCCTGTGACGGTTTGATTTGTTCCTAATGATGTATATGCTCCAAAACCAGCAATTGCTTCAACAGTTGTTGCGGATCCGCCAGCCCCGCCAGTTCCCCTACCATAGTACAAGATATCATCGGCTTCATTATAAGCTAATTCTGCGTTTTGCAATGTGCCCGGCGCGCCTACTAAGCCTGAGCTAGGCCTTCTTTTAATTCTCAGCGTATTAGACATCTTTAAAAATTCCCTCCGTCAACTAGATTAGATTCCGCGTAATTAATCCACTGTGAGCCATTGTAACGTAGAACTTGACCACTGGTAACTGAGTTTATAGTAACATCTGTCAACCCATTTAAAACTGATTGAGTTGAGATATTTGCTTCAGCGGCTACTATTCTATCTTTAACGGTAAGATGAGAACCAGCTGGGTTAAGACCTAATACGGTCTGCACTGCTTCTACAGCATCATTTAAGTTTGCATGCTGTTCATGGTGTGGTACCGTAGTTGAATTAAGCTTATCAGTTGCTGTTGGATTTATCAGAACATCTAATTGATTTGGATAATTTGTTGTCATATATTTTCCTATAAGCTAATAATTTTTGTTGAACTATTATTCCATTGTAATATAATTTCTGAAGACTCTGAAGTGCCAGCAAAAGGTAGCCCTTCAGAATCGTCTATAAAAGCTATTAACCTTGAATCGGAATCAGCTGTACCATACTGGTAAAAGATAATTGCATTAAACGATGCTCCATCATGAACAATGGTTAAATTATCTGCATCTAAAACACCTAGATTGTTAGATACATTGCTTAAAGCTGCACTTCTATACTTTTTTGCCGCCGTTGGCACCGTTGATAAGAATTCATCAGTATTTTGATTTGGTGTATATAAAGAAGTATCTATAAAAGCAACTTTTAGACTGTTTGTTGATAAGTTTATTTCACCACTTAACATAGATTCTTTTGCTTTTTTGTATACAAAATTAGCCATATTATATACCTATATCTTTTGAAACTGTTATTCTATATTTATAACCTTTTTCAAAATAATCCTTATTTCCAGTATAATATGATGGTGTTGCATCTATCAAAGACGGAAAATCTATATATATTTCAGGCTTCCAGGAATGCATTTGTGTAACCGTCTCAACATTTTCCCAACGAGACGGTGACTTCTGAATTTTTTTTCTTTGAGCTTTAAAATACTTAGTGGATAAAAAGTTAGAAGCTGGACGGGCATTAAAAGTGATAGTGACTCTTCCATCATTATTATCATTTGCTATGTAAAAAGATCCGTTTTTTGGCTCTACGGAATCAATATAAAATTCTGGATTTTTAGCTATAATTTGATAACTACTATAAGCTTCAGTTAAAATAGAATTATCTTCTACTAAAATCTCTTCTATCACCGGAACAACAGAGGTTGAAAAACCAGAAGGTGTAGCTGCATCTTGCTTTGTGAACTTTATATATTCTTCTGGTACAACTTCATTCGCAGAATCTAGTAAACCTATCACTCTTATGTAATACTCTTGGCTGGAAACAAGAACCTTATCCCAATAAAGAGTGAGGGTTCTGGATATCGTATTATAATCAGCTAATGAGTTTATTGCTTTAAATGGATTAGATACAAGAGTTGGTGTTGCTGCTGATGTTTGAACAACGAATTTACTATTTGTTATAGAACTAATCTTTACTGTTCTACCAAATTTAATTTTTACCTTATCGACACCCACTGAGGCATAATCTATTAAATTTAATGGCACGATTTATCTCCTCAGGAAAAGACTTATACCTAACTAGTAACAGGGTTGGTGTAAAAAAATAAGGGGACAGCTTGCGCTGCCCCCCTACTTTCTAAGACTGTGTCGTAACTATAACAGTCCTAAGGTTCTATTACATTTCGTTAGTAACTTGTACCTCGTAGTTGCGGGCAAGTCTGACGTTCTTAGCAACTGTGATACCTTCACCATCGCCAAGCATTACAATGTCGTAACGCTCTTTCATCTTCATCGAACGAATGTCACGTGACGGATCATCGAACTGATCTGTGCTCATGTCATCCTTGACGAGAAGACTGCCAACCTCATTACGATCAATGAGGAACAGGTCCGACTTAGCTAATGTTGCACCGCTCTTCGCTGTGAAGCTAACAAATGGTGACACTAACACGTTCAAACCCATAGGGGCTGTTGCGTTAGCAACGCCATCCTTCGACTGTGGACGGTAGCCCCAGCTGGTATTAACAGCTGATGCAGCGCCGCCCATGTGGAAGATCGAGTCCTTGAGGAAGACCGACCACATCAGTGGGTGAAGAATGAAGTCTGTTGGTATATGGTTTTCGGCCATTAGAACAGCTGCCATGTCGACAACATCGTCCCAGGTAACAGTACTATTGAAAGCACCATCAATCCCACGACCTGTTGTATCGTCATAGCTGCCACTGTCGTTGTCGAATACAATTGTAGCTGCATCCTTAAAACGACTAAGAGCAATTTGTTCTTTTAAACGTGCCATTGCACGGCCTGCGGCACGTACATGGAGGCCTACAATGTCCCAAAGAGAATCGGCAATAACTTCCTCAGTGAAAGCCAGCTTAACGCCCTTCTTCGACACCTTACCCTCGATTTGCTTAGCAAATGCGAGAGCTTGTTCTGGGTATTCTTGTCCTTCTGGGATCTCAGCAGCTTGAATTGCGTTTACCGCTGGAAATTCCAAAGAACGACCCTTACCAAGGCGTACTGTAGAAAGAAGCGGGGTTACCAAAAGCTGTGGTTCGGCTGCTTCGCGCAGAGTACGAGAAATTACTTTAGGGAACAAAGCGGCTGCGTCTGACGAACCGAATGCTTCCTTAATCGTAACTCTGTTATCTGTGTCGATGTAACCATCTTCAGCAAATGCGGCTTCCCAAGCTGGGAGACCCGAGAGGAGTTCTTGTATTGTCTTACTCATCTAGGATATTTCCTCCTGTTTAATTATTTCTTATTTTATTT